AAACAAATTTAACATAACAGAAATAAGATTTGATCTAAATAAATATAGCTATGGAATTTTTGAACAAACTTAATTACAACAATGTTCCTATCCTTCAGGAAGTTGGAACTTTTGTAAATAGTCATAATAGGTATGAGACAACTGTCTTACTCCCTCATGTTGAATTTGACATCAAGGCCACAGAAGAAAACACTTTTGCAATAAGTATCTTAATTAATGAAATAGAGATATTCTCACGATCAAATCTCACTTATAAAGATGTTTCAAAGATACCCCATGAGATAATTTGCGAGAATTTCTTAGGATTTAAATCCGATCGGAAATTATCAATGATTCAATTACTAAATGACTCCAGTGATAGGCAAAGCCCTGATGTCATTGTTGAAGTCCTACCGGAGGTGTTCATTGTAATCGAACTTAAGACAACTCGCAATTATAGTTCAATTGATTCGAAATATGATGAAGCAATACAGATCTACAGGACTTCCTGTGAAAAAAGATCTAAATCCATCTCATTGTTTGGGCTAGCTGTCACAGAAAGGGCAGTGATCACAAATTTACCAATAAGTCAAAATCAAGCTGAAATTCTATCTGCTTTATATATAATTGGATTAATTTCTCTAAACAAGTTCAGAGATATGGGATGGAGTTCAGCAGACTTAGACACAATGGATAAAGTAAGAAGAGTCAAATCATCTATGTCTAAGCTCAAAATACCAGAGAAAACCAATGATCCACTTATAATTGATAGAGAAAAGATTAAGAGGTGGAGAGAATCAAGTTTAGAGTATTCTCAAAAGGTGATTTTAAAACAGTACAAAGAAAGTCTTCAGCAAGCATCAAGAGAATCAAATAAGAACAATTTACAACTAGCAAATGATGATGAATTTGAGTTTAGGAAACAATTGTCAGATGGCAGAGTAGATATGAAATCACCCATTCAGCTACCACTGTTCATCCCAACAAGAAATGATTACACAATAGATTCGTTGCATAAATCATTATCCATTGACACTCTTTTATCAAAAGTTTGGAGATCAGCTACAGCAGATGCAAGGTCACATCCAGAAAGATGGCAAGAGGTTTCAGAGGATGTTTTTTATGACTATTCTTTAGACCCTAGTATAGTCTTGACAAAGTCTGAGAAAAAATTTCATTTCAGAGCAGATGTTAATCTAGTTCATGATGATTGGATTGAATTAGCAAAATGTGGTATTGAGGCCAAGAAATTGAAGAATCAGGCAGAAGTTTTGGCTAAAAAAGAAAAAGACAAAGAGCCATTTAGTATCAATGTTGATACTAGTGACATATCACAATTTATTGAAGATTTTTCAGTGATGGATCCAATTATTAATGAGACAAACCCTCTAACATTAAAAACGGAAAGCATCATAGAAATGGCAGCCAATGGCAGAAACGATCTATCCATGGAGTTTTGCAGAGCATTTTTTAATACTAAATTAGGATATGCACTGACTTGTTTACAAATACTACTGAGTGAGATAAATATTTCGAGATTGCAAAACTGTAAAGAACATCAATTTGTATTGAAAAGAATTGACTTGCTGGGAATATTTGTCCTCATTAAACCAACCAGATCTTCTGAACATATATTTTTCTCCATTGCAGTTCCCAAAGGCTCAACTGTCTGGGATAGACCCTTCAAGAGACTCAAGAAATCCGGTAATTGGTGGTTATCAGATTTTGTGAGCATGGACATGAATAGATTAAGTCATCAAATAGCATGCCCTGAAAGAGCATGTGCATTATTAGCATTTTGGTGTCATCAGTTTGAGGTTTTACCAAAATCAATCTTTATAACAAAAGACAAGAATGTTTTGAGGCATTTTCTATCATCTCTACTATTTTATATGGAGGATAAAGAATCAACAAGCACTAGTATGCAAACAATAAGATATGCTTATATGGAGATGATCAAGGGACCTAATAGACAAATGAGACCTCTTAAAATACTTAAGAAAATGTCAGAAAGACCAAGGTCTAGGTTACTGATATGGGCATATAACAAAGTGTTATTGGCATTTAAAATGATGTTGATAACAATTCCTACATTTGGTTTGAGAGGTAGCAATGACTTGGCAAATGAGACATCACAAGACCATGTTTCTGGGTTAGTGTCATGGGTGACTTTGGATTCAATACCTAAATTTGAAATAGCATTAAATTTAAGTTATTTTGGTGTCTTGCATAACAAAGAAGAAGGAGATAAAGTTGCAGGGTTCCTTAAAATATTTGAGAAAGTTATATCTGAAGAATTGGTCCTTAGAGATTGTGATGATAGATATTTGGGTTTGGAAGATCCGCCCTTAAATCATGATTATAAGTCCCATGAGTTTTCACCTTCATTTACAAAGGCAATGGGGCAATCCATGAAAAAATATTTGTGTAATAAAGGAAATGGATCAACTAAATGGCTCGAAGACAAAATTTGGGAGATGTTAGCAGAAAAAGATATTTTAGAATTTGCTACAATGAAAGCATCAGCTACCCATATAGACACAGAAGCATCATATGAAAAGGACTTAAACATGAACTTGAGGAGAAGAACAACTGAAGCGGTGAATGAATTACTAATAAATGGTTATCAAACAAATATAATGGCGGATATTGACAAAATCGAAACAGAAGTCCAAAGGAATGGTGGAGTTACAGCTAACTTATTTAAGAAGATGCAAATCGGAGGCACTAGGGAAATATTTGTGTTGACAATGCCATCAAGAATTTTAATCAACATGTGTGAATCGATCAGTAGATGCATTTGTGAAGAGCTCCCTAATGAAATGTTAACAAAAGGTGATCAGAAAATGCTGAAGAACGATGCACATTTTAAAGGACTCCAGTCATGTAAAGGAGATTACTCAACTACAGTAAGCTCTTCTGATGATGCAACCACATGGGCTCAAAGATTTGTCATGCCATTATTTGCTTCTTATTTATGTCAATTCTTAGATGATGATTTAATGATACCTATAGCATGCGTGCTTAATCATTGCACTAATAAAAGATTAGAATTACCTAAAGAGTTATTAGATTGTTTCATTGAGCATCCAAATGTAGATTCATTCTCTGATAATATTAATGAACTCAAAAGGCAATTTACAGGGCAGACCAACAACCATGATTTAGTCGATACTGGCAAAATAACACTTAAAAATAGATCAAACATGATGCAAGGTATATTACATTACACAAGTAGCCTAATGCATTCTGGTTTTCTAATATTATGGCAATCATATTCTGAAAAGATCATCAAATTGAACAGTTCTATCATCAGAGATTTTGTTATAACTACTAAAGTGTCTTCAGATGATTCTTCCGTATTGATTTCAACTAAATTCAATAGATATAAAGATAGAACAAAGATTAATACTTTGTTTTACTCATTGACTTTGTTAAAATCAAAGCTTTATAAATATATATGCTCAAAGCAAAGCGTTGAGAAAAGCACTGTTGGTGTTTATTGGACAATAGAAGAATTTAATTCTATATGGCTAATGAGAAATACTCTAATCATGCCTCTTATCAAGTTTGTTGTATCATCAACACAAGTGCACACTAGCCCTAGGATTGAATCTCGATTGTATACAAGTGCAACACTGAGAACTCAAATATTAGAGAATTGCGGATCAATTTTGTTATCATCAATTATACAAATATGCCAGGCTCGATTGCATTACATCACATTAGGAGCTATTAATAGCAAGTTATGGTTAAGATTATCAACTATATTGATGTCCAAACCACATCCATCAAGTGGTTTCTTCACTCTAGAACCTGATATATGCTGTGGCTTGTTGGGAGTTGATTATTCAAATTACATCTTTTACAAAAGAAATAGTGTTGCAGCAAGAATACAACAAAAGCTCTTTAAGAATTATGGAGTAGAATATAGCAGAGAAGGTAATCCTACATCAAGAGTTATATTAACATTTGGTCAAAATGATAAATATTACAAATTCTTGAAAGAATTAAAAATAGAAAAGACAGAGGAGTTTATAGAAAGCTTTAATGATCTAGTGGGAAGAGATGTCCAAGTGTTATATAGGAAAGCTGAAAACACTAAAGAATCCCTAATTAAATTATTAATCAAGTCGTCAGCACCAGAATTATCACAAGCTTTCTCATTTATGACAAGCTCAAAAGCATTTGCAGCAGCATCTTATATATTGCAAGAACCTTGCTTCCACTTACTCAAGACGGACGAAGAAGGGAAAAGAGAAAGATCTGAGAAAGTCTCACTTATAAAATGGGCGAAAGAACTACAAGTTGATCAAGAGTTGAACATTGATCTACTAAGAATCAATTTCCCTAGTTGGCAGTTTTATGACAACCTAGAAAAAGAGATTTCAAAATTGGATCCACTCAAAATCTCTTTATGTTCAAGACGTAGAAGAGTGTTTATATCTGTTCCTATACCCAAACAAAGTACTCTAACACCTATGAGTATTATAGACTGTTGCAAGAGACTATGGTTTAATTTAGATGTGCGTGGTTCTGAAGCTGCAGTTGAAGCAACTTTCTCTTATTTTAATAAACATTACCCATGGTTGAGGCGGACATATAATGAAACACTAGAAGAGTCCCCTTTTGACTCACACATAGTTTTATATAATTTCTTAATATCTTTAACTCCTAATTCCAAAACTATTAGAATGACAACCCCTTCTAGAGTTAAACAGAGTGGTTTTTACACTATAATTGATGCAATTATTAAGAATCAATGGCCTAGATATGAGTTATTATCTGGAGATTTAAAAGGAGAAACAACATCAAATGAATTTCTGGATTCGATGCTTTATTCTATTTGGCTGGCTAAGAATAGTCCACCTATACTGGACAAAGTTTACATGATACACAAGATTTGTAAAAGTTTTCCTGACATAGTAACAGAGACACCTGACATAGTCAGTATGATGACACAAGGACTAATGAGATTCAACATGATGGTTTTGCAATCTGCAGTGTTAAGACCTTCTCTAACAACTCAACTGCTGCAAAGATATAATAAGGGTGTATTTGGTGGATTTATTAGACGACAAGAATTTGACATATTAACTGGGAAATATATTGGAAGTGGAATATTCGCAGGGAGCATTGACGGCTTAAAGTTTAGCATGGATATAGAAGATTATTATATAAGGACTATAGTTACAGAAGATGTCAATCAGTTTCTCTTAAAAATGCATGTCTTTAGAAGTTTTATTAATGATCTTGGTATGGTTATGAGTTCTAAAGAAACAAATGGCCATTTTATTGGATTATATGACACTCAGCCTACAAAATATGGAGCAATGAAATCACGCATAATACAATCACCTGTCATAGACAATTATTCAACAAAATCAGTTGTTATCAGATGTGATGACATGGGCAGAATCAGGATAATGACAGAAGAACAAAGGCCGATAACAATAATGAGTTTTATACCTAGTATTAAACATGTACCATCCAATCCCCCATTACTTGTAGAATTTGGCGATGAGATTCTTAACACATGGATGCATATGGAATCAATAAATCCTAATTTTGGGCTCCAATTGTTGTCACCATCAACTCTTCAGAACCATGAAAAATCAAGATGGGTCTTTATTAGTTTCATGAGGCGGTTAAAAATGAAAGGGTTTCAAACAGAAGTTTCTGTGGATAGAGAAAGATTAGAAGCAACTCAAATAACTCAAAAAGGTGAAACTTATGACGAATTTCTAGATGATTGGAGAGAAGATGATTTCTTAGAAGAGATTTTTAATACATATTTGATTGAGTCAGATTCGCCTGAAGAGGGTCAAAACTTCAATTTTGAAGAAGAATTAGAATTTGAAGGCTTTTCATTTGAGTCAGATAATTATATAACAAGGCAACCTATCAAAATGAAGAATGAAACTGATGTTTATCAACATCATAAATTTTGGGACAAAACAATTGATGAAATGTTAAAGTTCTCAAATTGGAGAATGATTGAGATGATGATTTCTGATGAAGATGTCTCAAGGATGCCAATACTAAGTGAAGCAGCGAATTTTATTAATCAATGCAAAGATTTATTTACACTAT